TTTGCTCTGAGCTACAGCCTGCTTGTTAATGCGCGCATCCTTGCGGTCGTCTTTTGCGACCTCAAGTTGCTGCTTAACACCACTCTCAATCTCCTGCTCGGCAACACCGAACTGGCCACGCATCTGCTCAATCTGCATCTTGTACTGGTACTCAAGCTCCATAAGCTGGGCCTTGATTTGAGCTTCCATCTGAACCTTTTGAATCTCAATCTGAGCCTTCATCTGGTCCTTTTGCATCTCTGCTTGAGCTGCAACCTGTGCTGCTTGTGCATTAGATTGAGCTTGAAGTTGAGCCTGCTGGGACATCATCTCCTGCTGCTGTTTGATGCGCTTCTTGCGGCGCACAACTAGCAATCGCTCTCCTTGCTCTACGTCCTTCAGCTGACGGATTGCAATAGCATCCTCAAGGTCAATCTCCTTTTGAGCAAGCGCTACTTGAATGTTCTGCTCGAGGTACGCACGCTCGGTATCGTTCATCTCGGTCATCACCATTACCCCAAAGTTGTACATTCCAAGGTTGTCAAATGATGACAGCACGGCCATGTTTGTCTCGCCAATGGCGTTCACATAGATTTTGTAGAGGATGCTCTCCTTGGGGATTACCTGAAGACACTTAACGATGTCATCACATACCTTCTTAAAGAGAACCTGAGAAGCGTGAGTGATGTCGTAGATAGCGTTGTTGCCGGCTTGCATCATCTGCTCACGTACTCCAACCAGTGCATCTCCTTTTGGGCTAGACCCATCCATTACTTCGTTGATGCCTGTAGCATCACGAATCATACGGAGGTAGTGGTTGTACAGTGCAACAAGCTCTTGGATGTTGCGAATGGAATTTCCAATTTCTCGAATAGGAGGATTCTGAAATCCTCCTTCTGGATTCTTAGAACGGTAGTAGAAGATACCAGTCTGCTCGTAGATGTCTTGAATCTCCAAAGGCTCAAGCTCACCACCGCGACCAAGCTGTACGTTTTCCAATCCCTCGATGTCGATGATGAGTCCATCAGGCTTGGCCTTGGCGATAGACTGCTGAATCTTCAGGTGGGTAATTTGCAGCATGTCCGCAAATCCAATCACTGAAGAAACCATTGACTTAGGAATCATACCACGGATGTTCGTAGCAACTACGCTGTAGGACAGGCGTGCTCTCGAGATGTCGTGGATGTTCTTCGGGATGTTCTTCTTGGGACCGTAGTTAAAGATGAAGTCTGTACCTATAATGTACGTACCGCCGTATACAGTGGCGTTCTTCATGTAGACAGCTTCTCTGTTGTATACCGACTGCTGTGGAGCGTTGTACTCGTTGCCCTTGTAGTAGAATCCGATGTTGCCGTAGGCCGACTCTTTCTTCTCGAACACGATGTCGTCTACAGACATGAACTCGAAGTCCATTACTTCAATCTTGTACTCGTCGTATCCTTGGCGGTATCTGGTACCCGGGCGGTCGTAGGTGTAGCCTTGAGAAGAGAACTGCTCTGGGTTGTTTCCGTAGCGGTTCATTACCGTCTTAGCCAAGTACTGGTATTGCTCCTCGGTGAACTGGTCACCAGCAATACGTCTGAGCTCCATGATGGTAATAAACTTGAAGTGTCCAGCGTAGGTCAGCTCCGTGAAGTTCGGGTCATCAGTGTGGTTGTGGACAAAGTGGGCCGGGTCTACGTACTCTTCTTTGATTCCGTAGTTGGGGTCGTTGGTTCTACGCGCGACACCCATTCCGCAAGTAACGAGGTCCTCCACGCAGCGGCGGTAGATGGCATCGTTGAAGTCATTCCACTTCAGAGTCATCTGTGTTCCAATCTGCGCAGCAATCTCTGCGTCGGTCTTGATGTTGGTGTCGAGGAAGATTTCAGTTTCCTCTGGTGTCTCAGGAAGTGATGCTGGGTCAACGTCCACGCTAAGTCCCAATGACTTAGCTTCCATGTACATATCCTTGTTCTCAATTCTGAGAATCGTAGCATTCTTCTTCTTGTCCTTCTCGCTCTTCGACAGCGGGTCAATGGCCTCAATCTGTGGGTAGGGTTCGCGAGAAAGGATTTTGTTTACTACAATCTTTACAAACTTCGGGACAATGGGAACCGGAGTGTAGTCCAGCGTGAGCAGCGTGCCGTCACCATTGTTGTTGTCAAGTGAGTTGAGAATCTGTCTGTAGATAGACGTGTCTTGTGTGCCCTGAGCATAATCACGGCACCGCATAAACTCGGTGTTGCGACGACCATACAGTGAGTTCTGGTAATCGCTACCAACCCACTGGGCATACAGCGCTTTAGCGTACTGCAAGCCGTAGGGAACACACATCTTTTCTTCCGCACTTGCTAGTGGGTCTGGAAATGATGATTGTCCCGTAATGTATTGATTGTCCATAATAAAGGGCTATACGGCAAATATACTTCGATTTATTGGCGTAGAATTATCTGACCCTTGCGGAAGAATTTCTTCACGTTGAAGTCTACGCGTGGTTTTTCTGGCTTCGCACCCTGCGCCGCAAGCAGGGCTAAACCGCTGGATATAGCCAAGTCATACTTGGTTCTGTCGTCTATCTTGAAGTTAATCCAATCTTCAAGTGTGCGCTCGAAGTACATCTTACCGTACTCGAGTGTTTGTTCATTTAATCCCACGTGGCTGTGTACAAATGATTCAATGGCCTGGGCGTGCGCATGGATTACATCCTGCGAGTTAGATGGGATTCCCTTAGTCTTTGTCTTGGAGCCCATCACTGAACCGATGTGCTCTGGTCTGTCGAGAAGAAAGTGGTCGTATCCTCTTGCCTCAAAGTGGCGAGCGATTCCGTACTTGTTGTTCTCTATAAGGATTGGGTATCCGTAGAACCTTGCGGCCATCAGTACGTCCTCGTAGAATATCTTAGCAAGCGGTGGACGTGATGCGTACTCCGCGACAAACATGTTCGACGGGTGCTGCATGTTGAACTTGTTGTATAGATGGCACGCGCCCTTAGAGCCGCGACCATCAACGGTAGAATCAATATCGTAGGAGTCAACACCGCCTACACCCAGCCAGTTGTTCTCTGGCTTTGTCTTATTGCGCATGTCGACGGGTGGCATCCAAGCCACCCTCCATCTGCCGTTGGGGTCTGGTACAAATACAACCTCTGTGTCCTGAACTCCATCTCTCCACACGAAGTTGCCTAAGACAATTGGAGAGGGATACAGTTCTTGGTTGTACTGAATCTGTTCGTATATCTTCTGCACATTGAACAGCGATGTCTTTGAGCTATCTCGGAACGCCTCCGCTGTTGTAAATGGGAACTGACGGATTACTTCGTTGAGTTCGTATGAGTCATCAACCAAAGCCCTTCGTTCATTCTTGAGAAAGGTCTTTGCGCCTTTGGTAATGCTTTCTCCTTCTATACCAATAATTGGTAACTCTGGGTCTTCAACAACGGGACATCCAAACCTATCAAAGAATCCCTCTAGCGCATCATACGCTGGAATGAATATAGAATATAATCCACTCTTGGTTCTTCCGTTATCATTGCGTTCGTTCGGGTTGCTTGAGTCAAACAAATCACGGAACTGTCTTCCACCTCTATCGAGTGGATTCACGGTGGACCCAACCATCGCCTTACCTACAATCTTACGACCCACCAGAAGACATGTCCGGTGGATGCGCCACGACTCTCTAATGTCCGTTGGCTTCTCCCACTTGCCTGCCTCATCGAGATACAGGATGTGGAGCTTCTCACCGTCGTATGCGTTGTTGGTTGTGTTCTTCCAGTTGATTACCGTATTGAGTGCTTCTCCCTTCTGTGATGTCTTGTTGTTCTTGGTGATTCGCTTTGATGGTTCCCGGAATGCAAGCTCCATACGTGGGTTGGTGGTACCATCCTGAATGGGCTTGAAGAAGAACGGAAGCGACCTGTATATGGGGACCACCTTCTTCATGAAGATGTTCTCCTGAGCATCGGAACCTGTCTTGGACATAATGCCAAGTAACTTTTCCTTTACCTGCGTCGCCTCGTTTATCAACGTCGACGCACTCATGTTGGTGTATCCAGAACGACGACACTTAACGTACACCTGGCCCAGTGAGCGTGGGTCTACGCTGCACGCCTCTAGGTGTATGAATAGCTCACGTTGAAACTCCAAGTAGGATGGGTAACCCACGTCAATCTTTGCCCACTGGAGAAAAAAGTAATGGTTTCCGGTGATGTAAGTTGGTAGTCCGTTGTTAAAGAACCAAAGCCCGTTGCGTCTGCGGTCATACTCTTGTTGGATGTAAGGTGTGTATTTCTTTCTAAATGTGTCAGGCATTGTCATCCAGTCTTCCATGGATGCAATGCGCCTAAGCTCTTCTGGCATCTCTGGGCGTACCCACATCTGCTCAGCCTTAGGCTTGTCGTGGAAAAGGATGTCGGTTTTCTTTGGTTGCTTTGGAAGCTGGATAGGTAGGTCGCCATATACCACTATCTCTCCGGCGCTGCCGTCGGGGCATATATTGACGACTACCTCGTCTTCTATTTCAACCAATCCTGCCATCAGTCCCAGTAGATAAAGACCCACTCATCATTTTGAGAATTGCTCTGCGAATCCTCCTGAGTAGTCTCGGTCTTCTTTAATCTCATCGTTGTCGCTAAGGGTTTTGATAAGCTGCTCCAAGCGCTCTCTCTCAATGATAAGCTCCTTGGCATCAACAGCGGTTTGCTTGATTGACTGGAGTTCCGCCTTGCGCTGAGAGCCGCTAAGCTCTTGGTCCACAGGCTTTTGTATCTCAAGAATCATATTCTCGATAGCGATTTGCATCGCCTCCATCAAACGCTGAGCAGTCTGTACGTTGTCGTAACCCTTATTCGACTTTCGCATAGATGTGACCAATTAGTACGCGGTAGAGTTTCTCTCCGTCGATTTCCATTTCGTAGTCAGCGTTCTTCTGGATGTACACTTTGTCGCCTGGCTTGAGGCCAAGCTCCTCAAGCTTGGCAGACGGATAGCGAACAAAGCCGTACTGGTTGTACGTCTTTTTGTTCTGTACTATCTCAAGCAATTCGCTTTTTAGTTCGCCCTCCTCTGGGGCTGGGGTAAGGAATGTCCAGTCACCAATGAGGCGCACCTCTCCGGTAACTGAATCCTTATGTGCATAAGCCTGACAGGTGTGAGGGTCGTAGCCCCCATCCCAGCGAACATAGTATAGGTCATCGTTTCCAAAGATGAACTGCCCCTTGCGGTCAGTGGCCGCTGTTAGCTGATGGTTACCATAGACCATGTGGTTTCCGCCGAGAACTACATGGTGGTGAAAGTATAGCGTATCGCCAACCTTCACACCAGTGTCGTACTTCTCTGGTACGCCTACAACTTCTCCCTCGAATGCTCGGTGCTGAAACTCGTTGAACCGAGTATCGAGGTACATCTCTTTACCGGCAACCTCAATGGTGTCCTTGACAGCCTTGGGTACCTTTACGATAAAGTATCTAATTGGTTTCATTCAAAATCACAGTCGTGTTCAATTAAGCAGGGCATGTCGTCAACGGTCTTCCACAGCATGATGCCGCTTTTGTCGTTGAAGATATACACAAGGTACCGACGAATACCATGCTTAGCAAAGATACGTTCGTCTAGTACAATTGAGTCAACAACTGATTCCCCGGCTTTCTGACCTACGAAGTAGGCCATAGCGTCCTTGGGATTCTGTCCAATAATAATCTTTCTAATTAGTTCCATTTCAATTCATTATACTCTACGGCAGCTCTACTAACTACCGCACGAGTCGCATCCTTCTGGGTTATCGATGCTGCACGTGGGTTGGGTAGTAGTTTCCAAATCGTTAATCCACGACTCGAAGTCGCTCTTGGTGGTTGCCATAGTTTTTGTT